GTTTGTGTAACTTCTTTCCAAGATTTTATTTCATTATAAGTTATCGGATTAGGTCCAGAAAATCCTTGACCTCTAGTATTATTCAAAGTAATAAAGGCAGACCAGACATGCGACATTAGCGATGGAAAATGTGTCGGGGGTTCCAATGCTTCAGGTCTACGTCCAATCTGCCTTTCTACTTGTTCTAAATGTTCACGTTCTGTAGTGCCGTTCTCATCAGCCTTATTGAGCTTAAACTGATGTTCAGCCCATTCACATAACTGATGAGTTAGGCTTTCGTAAAATCCAGAGAGTCTGCAAGTGCCTCCTCAATCTGATCTTTAATCCAAAACACTTCATCGTAAAGTTGTTTAGCCTTAGCAATGGAAAGTTTAGGTTGCTCTTTGTTGTAGGTTATATTCCACTCAGAAGTTATCTTAGATAACATATCAAGTGTAGCCTTCTCCATCTCTTGAGCAGTTAAGTTTGTATTCTTATTAGACTGCATCTCTTTAAGACGTTTGTTTGTTTGTTCGTGCATTAACTCTTTGTACTCTTTAGAGTGACTAGCAAATACTACAATAGTCATATCTGTCTTGTCTTCATTCTTAAGTACAACACCAGTGTTAGGGTGCTTTAGCTTTACTTCTACAGTATTACTTGTAGGTTTTAGATCCATTAAATCCATGTCGAGTTCCTTTCGGGTAAATGTCGGGGGTATATATAAGTGTGGGAACTTCCGACCCGACTCAGAAGTCCCCACTAACCTTAGCTAAGGTGTTACGTTATGAAGGTCGTGTGATCTTCAAGTTAGTTGCTTCAGTTGCGTCATATAGAGCAACGAAAGACATGCTAATCATTCGGCTTGTAGGTCCATCTACGCCAACATCAGCACTGTTTATTTTTACTTTAGGGAACTGGAATGTGTAAGCGTTAGTTCCTGTAGGATCGTTAACTGATACTTCAATCTCTGTCTCTGTCTCATTAAGGAAACGGTTAATTAATGCCGCATCTTCAAAGTAAGCTGTTAGTGTACCTTCAACTTCTGCTCTACCATACTCTAATGATGGTGCGCTATCATCTCCGATTACGAAGGTAGGTGCGAAGGAATTAGTTAATGTAAAGTCTAGTGCAGTTACGATAGCTACGTTAGAAGCTCCACCTACGTTACCAATACCAATGTCACCTGAGTAAGCATCAAATGGTGCGGCTCCAGAAGCGGCATCTTGTGTCTTCTCAGTAGCACTCATAGTCATATCCTTACCTACCATACCGAAGGTAGTTGCTACCATCTGGTTAGGTGCGAGGGAAATAGCCATAGTGGAAACTGAGCAACCTGTAAATAATCTAGCTTGATCAATATCTGCGGCGTAGTCTTCTATAGATAAGAACTTAGGTGTTGTGCCAACTTTAAGTACGTTAGTTGCCCAAGCATTTAACATAGCTGATTCTAACAGTTCGTCGTAGTCACCGTCTCTTAGGTCTACAACAATGTCTCCACCTACTTGTCTGTTACCGTGACGATCTACACGAGGCATACGGTCAGCTTGGATGTCGTTACCAGCTACACGGTCTTTAGTTAAGTTTAAAGAGTGTGTACTGAAAGGAAGGTTAGTAAAGTTGCCAGCAGGTGTCGTACCGAAAGTGCTTTCGGCTATGTAAGACAGGCTGGAGCGTGAACCCTGTGCAAAGGCCATGATGTATTCTCCTAGTTATTTATAAATGTACCATCCGATATTAATCGGAACGTAGTACCAAGGGCTGTCAATCAAACCTTGTTGCCGTTCAGCATAGTCGATTGATAATTTAATTGTTTCTGATTGTGCGTTAGTAAACGATATGTCAGTAGTAGCCGCAAAAGCGTTTATAACTTTATTAGCGTAGTCGTCTGCGGTTGAAGGTCCATTACCTTCTGGTGTAGCTACTGTAACGTAAAATACACCTTGATACCTGAGCTGAGGTTTTAAGCCTCTTACAGCAGGTTTAGTTGAAGTAGGCATATAGCGTACACTAATAAAGCTAGTGCCTGTTGTCGGATCAAATGCTACGT